ATGAGTACATTAGAGAGCGCAAAAAAAAGCCAGAAAGAATCTGACTGGCATAGGGCCGATATCGTTGCAGCTCTTCATAAGCAAGGATGGTCGTTGCGTCGTCTGTCCCTGCATCATGGTTACAAAAGCGCTGGGGCCTTGAAGAACGCTCTAGATCGCCCATGGCCAAAAGGCCAAAAAATCATCGCTGATGCTATCGGGATCTCTCCCGATGAGATATGGCCCACTCGTTATCATAAAGCATTTTCAGGTGAATGGAATTAAGCATATGAACCAGATTAACCTGAAAACGCATTATACCGCTCAGGAATTAGCTGATTTTCGGCTTCCTGGATTACCTGAAACCAGACCTGGGATCGTTGCTAGGGCCAAAAACCATGGTTGGGATTCGCGTGCAAGAGCGGGTCGTGGAGGTGGTAACGAGTATTCAATTGACAGCTTGCCTGACGAGGCCCAGCGCGCTCTTAGGGAAAAAATATATCAATCGGTATTAGCGACTAAAACGACGGTAACAGTCGATCGTTCAAGTGAAGTCAAGGGCCTGAAACCACGCAGGGAACTTACGCTTATTCGTCAATGCCCTGCGTTGCTTGAGCGTGAAGTGAACTCACTGACAGTAAAGCAAAAGCAAATCGCAGATGCCCGCGCGGTGTTGGCCATGGAAGTAGAAAAGCTTAGGGATGCTGGAATGTCACGCACAGCGGCAGTTAATTTCGTCTCCATGGGATCACGAAAAGGGACACTACCGGAACATCTGATGAAAGCGGCAGAGCTTGCTAATGCGCGTAAAGGCAACAGCCGCGCCGGAGTCGGTACCCGTAGTCTGCAGGAGTGGGTGAGCGTCTTTGAGTCAACAAAACCCGGTATCGAACGTATGGCCATGCTGGCACCCGGACATCTTAAAGCAAAGAAACCTGAGCAGATTAAATGGTTACCTGATTTCCTTGCTCACTGGCGTAACCGTAAAGGGCCGAGTCTTACCGAGGCATATCGGGATTTCAAAGCTGAATGGACTGCTCTCTATGCTGGCCAGCCAGCAATGATTGAGGCGTGCCCCTCCTATGACGCGGTTCGCCGGGCGATGGAGAAGCTGCCGCGCCGAGAGAAAGCGCGTGGCCGTGTCAGCGGTTCTGCTGCGCTGGTTTATGAGTGCTTCCAGAAACGTGACTGGTCTCCGATGCCAGTTAATGGCTGCTGGATTGCGGATGGTAAGTCACTGGAAATGAAGGTCGCACATCCTGATCATGGTCGTCCGTTCACGCCTGAACTGACGCTGATTATTGATGGCCGGACACGTTTTGTCGTCGGCTGGAGCCTGGCTTTATCTGAAAGCGTTATCGCAGTGGCTGATGCCTACCGGTACGCCATGCGCCACTTCGGAAAGCCGCTGTTTGTTTACTCCGATAACGGTGGTGGTGAAACCAACAAAACCCTTGATGCTGATGTGACGGGTATTTTCAGTCGCCTGGGTATTGAGCACCCGACCAGCATTCCAGGACGTCCTCAGTCTCGCGGGATCATCGAGCGCCTGAACAAGGGTATACCGCGCCGTGTGGCCATGCAGTTTGACACCTTTAACGGTGGCAGCGCTGACCAGGAGCATGTACGTGTTACAGCGCGAGCCATTCAGTCAGCCGTTAAGGCGCAGGAAAACGGCCGTGAACTGACACCGGTACAGCGTACTGCTTTGGGAAAACTTCCCTCCTGGCAGCAGCTGCTTGACGCCATCGCTGAGGAAGTGGATGTCTACAACAACACGCATGAGCACCGGGAACTGCCTAAGCGTAATGGTAAGCATATGACGCCGGCAGCGTATCGCCGCGCCGTTCTTGAGGCGGAAGGTGATGAGACGGAATATCTGACCGACGTTGAGTTGCGTGAAGCATTCATGCCTGAAATGGTACGTACCGCGCAGCGTGGCTGGTTACGTCTGTTCAATAACGATTATTTCTCAGAAGAATTGATCCAGGTCGACAGCGAAGACGTGCGCGTGGCCTTTGATATCCATGACCCGCAATCCGTCATTGTTCGCCGGATGGATGGCTCTTATGTCTGTACCGCCATCTGGAATGGCAATAAACGTGCAGCGATTCCGGTCAGTGCAATGGATGTAGCCGTTGAGAAACGCCGTCAGCGCCGAATGAAACGCGTTGAAGAGAAAGTCCTGGAGATTGAAGCCGAAGGCCGCTCCGTTCTGCCGGGGCAGCGATTTGATGACCTGGGGAGCTTTATCCCTGCTGAATATACCGTTGAGAAAGAAGAAGAGCCGTATTTCTTCCTTGAAACTGACCGTGACGAATATATGAAAAAAATCGGCAATAGCCGGTAAGGAGAGTTTATGAGCATACATGTTGAACTGAATGACCTTATGACCCGCAAAGGATACAGCCAGACACAGGTAGCCAGGGCCATTGGCAAAAGCACAGCGGTTATTAATCAATACCTGCAGGGTAAATATGCCGGTGATGTTCCTGCAATTGATGCACTGGCACGTAGCTTTATTAACCGCGAAGTGGAAAAGGAAAAATCGCAGAAAATTACAGCTCGTTTTGTTCCTACGGTCACGTCTCGCAAGGGAATGGACGTCATCAGATATGCGCATCTTGATGGCGATCTCAATGTTATTTATGGCGCTGCGGGTCTTGGTAAGACGATGATTTTGCGTGAGTACGCCGCCCAACATTGTGATGCTTTACTCATTGAGGCTGACCCGGGGTATACGGCTCGTGTGGTTCTGGAAGAGCTCTGCGGCCTGCTGGGGATTAGTAAGCGTGGGAATATGCATGAACTAAGCGAAGCCTGTATCGCGGCTCTACGTGATTCAGGTCGTCTTCTGATGGTCGATGAGGCTGAAAACCTGCCATACCGTGCGCTGGAAACCTTGCGTCGGATCCATGACAAGTCGGGTATTGGCCTGGTACTGGCTGGAATGCCCCGGCTCATCATCAACCTCAAAGGTAAGCGTGGTGAGTATCAACAATTGTATAGCCGCGTAGGCTTCGCTCTCTGTATCGGTGATTCCCTGCCGCAGAGCGATATCACTGATATTGCGGTCAGTATGCTGCCTGGTGCTGGTAGCCAGGACGTCAGCGAGGCACTGTTTAAAGCCAGCCATGGCAATGCCCGCCGGTTGTTCAAGCTGGTTCGCGGTGTCAGTCGTCATAGTGAAATCAGTGGTAATGCTGTCAGCGCTGGTGCGGTGCGTAAGTTTGCTGAAATGCTCATAAATTAGGGGGGTGCATGGCCATTATTGAAATTTCGGTCTCACGTAGAGGTAAAGGGGTTCAGGTTCGGACCCGAATGGTCAGGAATGATGATGATTCTGAACTGGTAAGGAATACCGCTAAAAGAATTCATATGTCGCTGGGGGGATTTATTCACGGTCTGGTCGTCAGGATATTCGCAAAGGTTGAAAATATATCGCCATCCCCGGCAGATAAAAACAATATTCACTAACCCATGGTCAGGAGTTGCTATGTGCCGTTTACCAATTAACGATCCCAAAATGATGGCCCCGATTAACCGCCTCATGCGTGGCGGCCTGCAGGTACTGGACATTAACACCCGGTTCCGTCGCCCTATCGTCGAAGTTGACCGCCCGTTTGAGTCGTGGCGCGGCAAGGAAGTCGAGATTACTGAGCGTAAGGACGGTAAAAGCTCACAGGTCAAAATGCTTATCTGGCGCGGGATGCATGTTATCTGGAGGTAGTGTGGCTGAGATAGTTATTACGCTCACTGAAAGCGGAGAGAACCTGAATATATCCGCGATTATATCAGCAGAGAAAAAGGATTCCCGTTTAGTTAAAGATGTTTCAAACATTATTGCACCATTAATACTGGCGACTGCCAGTGCAGAAATCGCTAAATTTTTTCAACATTTAAATGAGGTCCATCATGGATAAGAAAGAAACACAATTTACTGCAGCGACTGTTCCGGCTGATTACTGGATGGATGCCAAAGGTGCGTTAATCCCGGTAAAACTGCTGAAACCCATCGACCTTGCTCGTGATGCTCTGGTCGGCGAGATCGTTACTAAGGCGATTGAGCTCAATAAACTGATGAAGGAGTTTAAAAATAATTCCTTTGCGGATATAGCAGCATTCGTTGACCTGTCAGCAAATGAATACGATGTGAAACTGGGGGGGAAGAAAGGTAACGTCACACTTTTCACGTTTGATGGTCGCTATAAAATTCAGCGAGCTATGGCTGACCGTCTTGCCTTTGATGAGCGCCTGCAGGCTGCCAAAGAGCTTATCGATCAGTGCCTGGCCGACTGGACTGAAGGTGCGCGACCAGAGTTGCAGATCCTGATTAACCGGGCTTTCTCAACTGACAAATCAGGTGAGGTCTCTACGGGGGCAGTTCTGGCCCTTCGGCGTTATGAGATTGATGATCCGCGCTGGCACAGTGCCATGACTGCAATCGGGGAATCAGTCCAGATTGTGGCAACAAGTGCCTATATCCGTATTTATGAACGTATTGGTGATACTGACCAGTACCGTCCTGTTGCCCTGGATATGGCGGCGGTGTGATATGAACGCGAAAGAATTTAACCGTAAATATAAATCAGGTACTGCCTTTTGGCATCAGCGTCCAGATGAAAAAGAGCGCCGGGCGGTAAGAAATGTCGCTGCTGCTATGGATTTGAAGTCAGCGACAATTGTGGAAATTAACGTAGAGCCATGGCTTGCAAACGTGAACTCACTTACTCGTCAAAGTTAATTAAATAATAAGTGCTTTTTAAATGGCGTAATGCGTCAGGGGATGCTTACGCCTGAATACAGGATATCAATCATGAAAATATCTTTAGAAAGTGTTTTTGAACGTGTGATGGCGTGTACTCACCTGCGTGCAATAACCTGGTTGATAAGCGTTAGTTTTTGCATTGTCTTCTGGGGTTATTGCATTTTATACGGGTTAAAAGCCTGGGAATTGTTATTGACGATGTTTAAGGTGGCTTAAATGGGATTTTATAAAACGAGTCAAAAAGCTGCTCTTGATGCGTGGGACAATGAAATTCATCAACGTGCAGAGCTGAAAGAGAAAGCACTCGAGTTTGCTAAAAAATTCGGCGGCAAACCGGTATTTTGCGGTGATGCTACAGACTTTCGCTTTCACGGTCTGTCATTCGATGCTGCGCCACTGATTGGCCATAGTAGTTTATGGACGCTCTCCCGTTCGCAGAATGGTTACACCCGAGAACCACGAGGTAAGAGCCGCATTCCCCGTGAGCGCCGCGCGGAACATCTGCAGCTGCTGGACGCATGGGATGAGGGGCGTCCCACAGAAAGAATTTCAAGGGAGCCTTACTGGAAAGCGCTGGGCCTTGAATGGGGGATGTTGATCCTGTGTGGTATCACCCATTTTCGGGTCGGGGATGTCATTTATTTCAAAACCTCCACCACTCCCTCTAAAGGCTCTGGCGTAATAGAAATTGTTGAATCGGAATTTTACGACGCTGAAATAGCGCTGAATCTGACAGGAGAAAGCCATGGCTGATTATCTTTGCGTCTCCGGTTGTGAGATCCAGGAGATGGGTGATAGACGCGTTTACCACCTTAATAATAATTCCGTTGTTATCGAACATCCGAAATACCCAGGCAAGACCCGATTTCAGTTTTATACCCATAGCGGGCAGTCAATCCGTAAACCGGCCGATAAAACCGCAATGAAACAGGCCGTAGAACGTCACAAAAAACGCTGGAGATTAGCATGAATACTGCAAACCATTTTATTACCACCGGGTCAGGTCAGCACTTTTATTTTTGTAATTCTGGTCCTGATATTGTGTATATCGAAGATATCGCCCTGGCGCTTTCAAATCTGTGCCGCTTTACGGGACATCTGGATGAGTTCTATAGCGTTGCCCAGCATTGCGTACTCGCCAGTTATCTTGTACCGGCAGAGTTTGCACTTGAGGCGCTTCTGCATGATGCCAGTGAGGCTTACTGCAATGACATTGCTGCGCCGCTAAAAGCACTGCTACCGGATTATCGTGGCATTGAAAAATGGGTTGAAGGTTTAATCAGCCAGAAGTTTGGCACGCCTGAAACTATCAGCCCGGAGGTCAAACAGGCCGATCTCATTATGCTGGCTACGGAGCGGCGAGATTTGTTTATTGATGATGACACTGAATGGGCCATTCTTCGGGGGATTCAGCCGACGAATGAATTTACGATTAATCCTCTTCTGCCCCGCCAGGCAAGAAAGCTGTTTATGGAGCGCTGGCATGAGCTCAGCTCGAAAGTCTGATAAATCAGAAAAGCTGAAACTGATGGAGGAAGCATCACGGTTCAGAAATGCGAAGGAACGTCGTCTCTTCTGGACTGACATTGTGACCATCCTTCTTTCATTTTTGCTTCTGTTTATATTTAACATCGTTTTAAAGAAATGATTAATGAGGTGTTTTATGGGGAATATAACCCGGGATAAACGCGATAGCTTTATAAAGCAAATCATTGATGAAACCAGACTAAGAGGACGCCTTACGGTTCGTGATGCCTGCCAGATGTTAGGGATGAACAGGGATGCAGTTCAGCGTTACTTCAAAATTGCAGAAAATAGCGGAGAAGTTTACCGCCATGGGAATCTTGGGTTGTTTCCTGATTACAGGGCGACAATTAAATTTGACCTGCAGCGGTATACCAGCAAGAAGGCAGCAAAAGATAATTCGCAGGGTCAAAAACTTAACAGCGCTTCTGATTGTCTTCGGAGGACTCATGAAGTACCTGCTCCGTAATATATCCGCCGATATTTTTAACCGGCGTTATCCGGTGGGGTCCCGGTTTCGGTACTACATCGTTCCCGGAATGCCAGAGGTTGAAGTGGTCACCACCACATTTGAGGCCTGGCATGTACGTAACGGCCGGCTGGTCGTCCGGGTGGAAGGGAAAATCGGGGGCGTGTCGGTCAACAAACTCGAACCCATTCAGTGAGTCATTCTCGCAGGCACTTTTATGAGTGCCTGCCGTAATGGCAACCAACAGGAGGTAATATGTCCACTCCAGCAAAACGCGGCCTTATTGGGGCCATCAAAGCCGGCCAGTCTCATCTGGGCTGGGATGACGCAACTTATCGGGCCGTTCTGGCGCGTCTGTGCAACGGCAAAACATCATCCACTAAATGTTCCCTTGAGGAGCTGCAGGCCGTGCGTGAATACATGCACGACCAGGGTTTTCCGCGCCAGTCAGCACGTCATGGAAAACGTCCTAACGTAGCCCGTTCACGTAAAACCATGCTCAGCAAAGTTGAAGCTTTGCTTGCAGATGCGAAACGGCCATGGAATTATGCCGAGAAAATGTGCGATCATATGTTTCAGGTTAAGCGCGTCGAATGGTTAACAACCGAACAGTTGACCAAACTGATGCAGGCGCTGGCCATTGACGCAAAACGGCGTAAAAAACGGGAGACAACTGATGAATCTGCAACAGGTAACAGAGCTACTGCCCCCGGTAGTCATTCAGATAGCTGACCTTATCGGCTTCCCGGCCACTGAACGCCTGCTTTCAGCGTTCGGTGGTACCACCTTTCCGATCGGAAAAGGTCTCCGCGCTCTTGGTGCTCAACGTGCAGCTCTCCTCCGCGATACTATCGGCGACCATAATGCTCAACTGCTCTTCAAAAACTTTGGTGGTTTTCCGCTTTATCTGCCTCGTTGCGAGCAGGCATTACGTGAACTGCGTAATCAGCGTTTCCTGGCAGAGTTCCACGCAATTCGGCAAGACGGTATTTCTTCGCTCATGGCGATGACAATCCTTTGCCCTAAATATGGCTTTAGTGATCGTACCGGATGGAGTTTACTGTCGTTACAAAAAAACAGCGCTAGCTCAGTGCAGGATTCTCTTTTTTAAGGTTTATGGCATGGAACATGTAGCTATTATCGTTTTCTGGATGTTTTTTACATTAGTAGTTCCAATCTACGTTTACCGTGATGCAACGAACAAAAAGATTGCTTACCCTGAGCGATGGGGGGTTGGAGTGGCCTTATCTCTCTGCATTCTCCTCCCGTTATACCTGGTTATTAGATTATATTTTAGAGGAACGGATGATGAATTAAATGAATGGCATGCTGGATACCGCGATGCCAATCCTGTTCTTGTCTATGCGGTTATTATTCTGTCGTCATTATCTGGACTGGTATCTAACTTCTAGTTGGCACTGAAGCCCCTCAATCTGATTTACTGATCCCCCTCCCGCGATACTGACACCACCTTTACTTTTTGTGGTGTCAGTTCATGAATCTCAACGACTTCCAGCGAGCCGCCGGCATTACGCAACAGCGGGCGCAGCAATGGCTTGAGCCGCTGAATGCGGCAATGGCTGAATTCTTTATCAATACCCCGCTGCGCCAGGCTGGCTTTATCGCACAGCTGGGGCATGAGAGCCTTCGGTTTACCCGGGTCGTCGAAAGCCTGTACTACCGTGATGCTGCGCGTCTGGCGATGATTTTCCGTTCTGACTTCGATCTCAACAAAAATCGTAAGATTGAGCCGTCAGAACTGGCACTGGCCCAGCAGTTCGTCGGCAGGCCGGAAGCGACCGCTAATTTTGTCTATGCCAACCAGGGTGGGAACGGCCCGGAGTCCTCCGGTGACGGCTGGCGCTATCGCGGCCGCGGGTTAATTCAGATCACCCTCAAGAACAACTATCGAGCCTGCGGGCAGGCGCTTGGGCTGGACCTGCTGAAAAATCCCGACCTGTTGCTGGACCCGGTGAACGCGGCCCGTTCTGCCGCCTGGTACTGGTACCAGCATGGCTGTAATGCGCCTGCGGATGCGGCCAACGTGGTAGAAGTCACCCGCAAAATTAACCCCACGCTGGTTGGTCTCGATGACCGTGCCATGCTTTTCGAGAAAGCCCGGAGGGTGTTATGTCCCTCAAAGAACTGATTTCTAACCCGTCGGGCCGGCTCAGCACCTCCGACACTATTACTTTTTTTACCTTCCTGGTCACGTCCGCGATCGTCATCTGGTACGGCTACAGCCTGCAGCTGCAGGAGTGGATGTTTACCGCCTACATCGTCGCCTGGGCGGGTCATAACATCGGTTCAAAACTGGTGGCCATGAAGCGTGACCAGCCTGCATCCACACCTAACGGAGGCACCCCCGATGGCCAGTAAACTCTGGGCGCTGGTTAAACCGCTGCTCCCCTGGCTGGTTGCTGTCGCACTGATTCTTTTCGTCGGTATCTGGATCGGGATTCAGGTAACAGCCAGCCAGATGCGTGACGACGTTCAGACGGCGAACAATGCCACAGCGACCGTTCAGAAGGCATTCGACAATTACAAAATTGAGCGTGAAAAAACAGATGCCGATAAGGCCAGACAAAACCAGTCGCAACTGCAGGCTCAGGTGAATCTCGCCGAGCACTACCGCCTGCAGGCGGACAAATTGTCCGGGGAGCTGCTGGCCAAAGGCAAGGCATTGACGATCGCACAGCAAAAACTGAGGGAAAAAACTGATGAACTCGCACGTAAAGATGGTCCTGGCTGGACTGGTATTGGTCCCGGGGCTTTGTGCCTGTACGGGCAAAACCTCGGCTATCCCGTCGGACCCGGTTGCAGTGAATATCTGTCAGCAGCCAACGGCGGAAATGCTGGAAATTCCGGCGATGCCGGCCGCGCCGGAGGCGGACTCTCCCCCCGGGGCATCCTCGGGCACAGTAACGCCTACGGCGAATGGTGCCAGCTTATCCGCAACAAACTAAACACCATCCGCCAGCTTTACGGTAAGGAGCCGCAATGACCCCTGACCAGATTTATCAGATATTGCTGGGCGGTCTTGGGCTCTTCGGCGGTATCTGGATACGCCGGCTGCAGTCGGACATTCGGGACCTCGAAAAAGCCGTTGAGCGTATCAAGGATGAATATCAGCGCAGGGAGGATTCCCGCCGCGACCATGACCAGCTGATAGACCGCATCCGCGATATCAAGGAATCGGTTGATCGCGTACTCGAAAAACTGGACAAGAAGGCAGACCGGACATGAAGGCCAGACAAAAGCGGCGTCAGCGTCGTATCACCACAGCAAACGTCACAGCGTCACCCCGGCTCACCAGCGATGACCCGTTACTGCTTCTGCAGAAATTACTGACCGAGCAACGTCAGCCGCTGTCATCCGACATCATGCCTGAGCTGGAGAAAATCTCCGGGGCGGTGATGCGTATCGATCGGCGTATTGATGCGATGGAAAGCCGGGTTATCCGTCAGGGTGCTATCTCCGGTGGACTGACCGGGGCGCTGTCGGGCGGGCTGGTCGTGACGACCATTTCCTTAATCAAGGCCAAGATGGGGTTCTGATATGGCGCATCCGCCCGAGACAAGGGAAAAAGTTCGGCGGCTTTATATTCAGAGCCAGCTGTCACTGCAGATCGTTTCTTCGCAATGCGGCGTCAGTTTTGCGACGGCCGCCCGCTGGAAGAAAGACGCGCAGGACAGCGGCGACGACTGGGACAAGCTCCGTGCCGCTAACGTGCTGGCGGGTAATGGTATGGAGGACGTCGGCCGGGCCATCCTGATGGGATTGCTCGTTCAGTATCAGACCACTATCGAGCAGCTCAACGTTGATTCGCAGCTTCCGCCTCAGGCCCGCGTCGAACTGCTGGCCAGCCTCAGCGATGCTTTCAACAAGGCGACGGTGGCGAGCAAGCGCGTTCTGCCGGAAACCTCGCAGCTGGCCACAGCGATGGAGGTCATCACGATGCTGTCCACCTTCATCAGTGAACACTATCCGAAGCATATGGAAGCCTTTGTCCAGGTGCTGGAACCCTTTGGTAATGAGGTGCAAAAACACTATGGCTGACAAATTAATCCCGGTGAATTCCCGCGTCAGCGTAATGGCGAGCCAGGTAGCTTGTGTCATTGCGCCTGATTATAAGGAATACGTTGAAGTCCATTTGCTTGATGGCCGTGTTGAATATCTGGAGTACGCCATGCGACAAGACCGCTGGAGCGCCAAGTCCCGTTTTGAGCAGGCTGTTAACGACGCTTTAAAGGGGGAGTAAATGTTCATTTCCGCCGTTGTGAAAAATGTGTCTCACGATCGCCTGTCATTCATCTGTCCGGGATGCGGTTTTTCCCATCAGGTGACCATTGGTCAGGGTGCGGGGCCGCGCTGGGACTGGAACCATGATTATGTTCGTCCGACCTTTAACCCCAGCATCCTGGTGACTTGGGAAGAGCCGAGCGATAACCCGGCATATTTTGATGACCCGACGAAGGACCAGCACCGTGTCTGTCACAGCTTTGTTCGCGACGGCCAGATTCAGTATCTGGCGGACTGCACACATGAACTGGCCGGGCAGACACGTTCTCTCCCGGTTGTTGATATTTAGCCCGGGTTGCCTTTGCGCAATGAATCAATTCTTGCCGGATGGCTATAGAGAAATTCCAGCAACGTTACCGTAAACGAACGGATTTCAGTTGCTTCATCCACCGTGGGAGAACCTGAAACATGTACGGCTTCGTTTCCGAACTGGCGAATTGTGTTGGCCCAGTCAAGCATAACGCGTGGCAATGCTTCCGCTTCGCCAAGCTTTTGAATGAGATCGACAAGCCTGCCTTTATCGGACCCCAGTTTGTCGCGGCATGCCGACTCAAGAATCATCCGGCAGCTTACCAGGGTGAGTCTGGGCGAACTGGTTGCCTGCAGAAGGTCATCAACGTACATGGAGTGGATCTCCTGTGGCAGATGTTCTGGAACAGAATCCGTACCCTCCGGATAAATCGTATCCAGCTTAAAAAACTTCCTGAGGTCTGTCCCAACATCGTCCATTTTCACCTCATAGCCGATCCTCCTTGGCCGAGAAGAACTAGCGGAAGGGTCAATCATTTCAAGGCTCAGTCTGTTGAGAAAACTAACGGGTTTGAGTCCAGGAGCCCGAACCATTGGCGAAAAATCGAAGGTAACAGGAGAGAAACAGTTTCCACAGGTAAAAATCCCCCTGAAATTAGAATGGTCTTCACGCCACATTATCGTTTGAGAATGAGTATTCAACTCTGATCGTCTCATACAGGCGGCATGCAGAAGAGAAAACGATGAATTGTGACCACAAACCGCACAATGAACATCACTGAAGTAATGGAGAAAAGGCATGAGCACTCCCGATAAAAATATCCTCATTGAACTGGATAATGTATCACGCCAGCAATGTGAACTGTCCCAACGGCAGAAAGAACTTTACTGCATTTTAAAGGCTTGCGGGGATGATGCTTTTTGCTACGCGCTCGCCTGCCTGATGCAGGCGGATATAAGATTTAAAAACGCAGCTAAAAAGCCTTTTAAAGGTCAATAAAATGGTGCGTAAGAAGAATGTCAGCCTGAACAAAAAGGAGTTTGAGGCCCAGCTCAACGAGCTGGCCGCATCGCTTCGCCGGTCCATTGAGGCGGAACAGGTCGGCTTTGACCCGTCTCAGGATGCAGTCAATCAGCGCCGTGACGCGGTCAGGGATCCGGTGAATGGCTTTCGTTACTTCGTGCAGAACTACTTCCCGCACTACATCCGCCATAAGGATGAGTCGGAGCTGCATAAGTTCCTGTTTCAGCGTCTGCCGGAAATTGTTGCTGCGACCGTCAGTCAGCAGGATGCGTTTGCAGCGCCCCGTGGTGAGGCCAAATCGACCATTGTCAGCCAGCTCTTTGTGCTGTGGTGCATCATCCTGGAGCTAAAAAAATACCCGGTCATCATCATGGACAGTATCGACCAGGCCTATCCGATGCTGGAAGCCATCAAGGCTGAGCTCTGCTGGAACCCGCGTCTGAAGATGGACTTTTCCGACGCCTGCGGCGCGGGCCGAGTCTGGCAGATGGGTACCATCCTGACGGCGACCGATATCAAGGTGCAGGTTGCCGGCAGCGGCAAAAAACTGCGCGGCCTGCGCCATGGCCCGTATCGTCCTGACCTGGCCATACTGGATGATATTGAAAATGATGAGCTGGTTCGCAACCCGGATCAGCGCGACAAACTGGATAACTGGCTGAAAAAGACCGTCCTGCCGCTGGGTGGTGCCGGGGCCAAGTTTGATGTTATCTACATCGGGACCATTCTGCATTACGACTCGGTGTTGTCACGTACCCTGAAAAACCCGCTTTGGAAACGCAAACGCTTTAAGGCACTCATTACCTGGCCGTCAGACATGACGCTCTGGGATAAGTGGGAAGAAATCCTGCGTAACAACGACGAGGATGGTGAGCTGCTGGCCCGGGCGTTCTACGACGAACACAGGGAGGCAATGGAAGCCGGCGCGGTAGTTTCCTGGTCAGCCCGTCCACTCTATACCCTGATGTTGATCCGCGCCCGTGACGGTCACAGCACCTTCGACAGTGAATACCAGAATGACCCGGTCAGCGGCGATGATGCACCGTTCGCCACCTGTATCACCTTCTGGGTGAACCGGCTGAAGGAATGGTCATTCTTTGGCAGCATTGACCCCAGTCTGGGTCTAAAAGGTAATTCCCGAGACCCGTCGGCAATTCTGGTCGGCGGCTTTAACCGGATGACCGGCGTTCTGGACGTTGTCGAAGCCCGCATTAAAAAGCGTCTGCCGAGCGTCATTATCAGCGACACCATCGCGCTGCAGCGGGAATACGGCTGTCTGTGCTGGTCGGTTGAGGCGGTCCAGTTTCAGGAGTTCCTGCGTACTGAGCTGGTTCGTCAGTCAGCAGAGCTGGGGGTCCCGGTCCCGGCGATGCCGGTTACTCCGCACTCAGACAAAATCCTGCGTATCGAGTCCCTGCAGCCTTACGTGTTCAACAAACTGATTCGGCTCAGCCCGACCCAGGTCACCCTGATAGAGCAGCTCCGCCATTTCCCCATGGCAGACCATGATGATGGCCCGGATGCGCTGCATATGCTCTGGGCGCTGTGCAACTCCTTTGGGACGCGAGACGGGTTCCGCCACGTTCCGCGCCGGCAGGACGATGACAGAGATAATGACAACAGACATTCAGGCCAGTCGCGCCAGCGTTCCCGCTCGCGCTTTGGCAACGGAGGATGGTAATAATGGGCAAGATAGTTGATCAGTGGGGTCGCCCTTTCGATAAGTCGGTAACCAAAGAACCGCAGACCGCACGGATGATTCAGCTTAACAGCACGTATCCGGCTCACCCCTCACGTGGGCTGACGATTCGACGCCTGCCGCGAATACTGCAGGAAGCCGAACAGGGTTATCTTTCCGCTCAGGCTGACCTTTTTGACGATATGGTCGAAAAGGATGGCCATATCTTTTCGGAGATGGCCAAGCGTAAGAATGCGTTACTGGTTCTCGACTGGAGCATTGAACCCCGGCGCAATGCGACGGCGGAAGAGAAGAACCTCGCGGCCATGGTTCAGGAGTGGTTCGACTCTCTCGATAATCTGGAAGATATCATCCTGCAGGCAGCGGATGCGATCGGGCATGGTTTCAGCTGTCAGGAGCTGGAATGGGAACTGGAAGAGAATGTCTGGCTACCCAGCGCCGCCCACCTCAGGCCGCATCGCTGGTTCCAGGCACGCCCTGACCGTGGCGATAATATCCGCCTGAATGATGGCAGCATTGACGGTGCAGAGCTGATGCCGTTCGGCTGGATGGTCCATAAGCATAACGCGAAAACCGGCTTTACCGGTCAGTCGGGTCTGTATCGCGTGCTGGTCTGGCCGTACCTGTTCAAGAACTTTGCGGTTCGCGATCTGGCGGAGTTCCTGGAGATTTATGGTCTGCCGGCGCGCGTCGGTAAGTACATGGCTGGCGCAACGGACCAGGACAAAGATGCGCTTTTCGAAGCGCTGGTTACCCTGGGCCACAATGCGGCGGGTATTATTCCACAGGGTACCGACATTGACTTCAAATCGGCAGCATCCGGCCAGGCTGACCCGTTTGTTGCGATGATGGACTGGTGTGAGCGCACACAATCAAAAGTGATCCTCGGGGCAACCCTCACCAGTCAGGCCGATGGTAAAACCTCAACCAATGCACTCGGCAATGTCCACAACGACGTTCGTCACGATATCCTCGTCTCGGATGCCAAGCAGCTGCACGGCTTCTTCAGCAACATGATTGATATGCTGCTGAGGATTAACGGGTATGAAATATCTCGCCGTCGCCTGCCTAAATTTGTATTTGATACCCGGGATATTGAAGAGATCGCATCCTTTTCAACGGGTGTTAAAAATCTGGTTGAGTCGGGTGTTAAAAGTATTCCGGCATCCTGGGTACATAAGAAACTGGGTATTCCTGTCCCCCAGAAAGATGAAGCGGTACTGGAGGCTCCCGCTCAGGCCAGCTCACCGTCCCCGGTTGCTCTGAGTCAGCGATTCCGGCGCATTGCTGCCCTGACCACCGCCGCAGAGCTGTCAGACCCGGCACAGGAAGCGCTGGATAATGGGCACCCGGTACCGGAGAAAATCGCGGCCGCAATGGAAAAGCTGATTGCGCCGCTGGTTGCGGCGTTGCAGGACGGAAAACTTCCTGATGAAGCCATGGATATCATCGCCGGCAGCTATCCTGACCTGGACGACAGCGAGCTGGTCACCCTGCTGGAGCAGGCGCTCTTTGTCTCCGATGTATGGGGGCGGCTGAATTCCGATGCCTGAAAGCGTTGATCTGAGTTATGCGATCGGACTGAAACCCGCTCAGGCCATCGAGTATTTCCAGTCCAAAGGTTACACCATAGGCTTTAACTGGCATGAGGTGGAGGCGCGGGCGCACGCGACGGCGTTCACCGTCGCCGGCATCCTTCGCCAGGATATTCTGCAGGACGTGCGTGCCGGCCTGCAGGACTCGCTGGACAACGGGCTGACGCTCGAGCAGTTCCGCCGGCAGATGACGCAGAAGCTGACGCAGAAAGGCTGGCTGGCCGATAAGGCGAAGCTGGTCGCCGATGAGGATGGCGTACTGGAGGGCAAGCAGTTAACCCCGCGCCGGCTACGTACCATCTTTGAAACCAATATGCAGTCGTCCTACGGTGCCGGCCGCTACGCCCAGCAGATGGAGAACGCCGCCGACCGCCCGTACTGGACGCGCGTGGCGGTCATGGACCTGCGCACACGGCCCGCACACGCGGCGCTGAACGGACTGACGGCCCGCTATGACGATCCCATCTGGCAGTTTGCCTATCCGCCCGACGGCTGGGGATGCCGCTGCCGCGTCCGGGCACGTTCGCAAAGCGATATCGACGGCAAGAGCATCTCCGTCTGGTCGAGCGAGGGGCATCTGGAAACCGTGCAGCAGGCATGGGGGCCGCAGGATACCCGCGAGGTGCAGGCGTTCCGCTACAACGGTCAGCTCTATACCCCGGATGCCGGCTTTGGCCACAATCCGGGTCAGGGCTGGCTGGCGGGTCTTGGTCAACGCCTGATGGACCGCTCAACCACATCACCACCACAGATGGCCGCGCTGGCTGTTCAGCACACACTTTCGGAGCCGCAGCTGCTTGACGCGATCACGTCAGACATGCGCCGCTTCGTGAATCAGTCGCTGCTGCGTGAGCCAGCCGGTGCTTTCCGTCATGTCGGCGCACTCAGCACCCGCACACTCGATGCGCTTTCTGGTCGTGGCCGTATGCCCGATGCCGCAGTGATGACGGTGACCGACAGCGCGGTGGTACAGTCACCCGGGCCGCTCTGGGAGCAGTTGCCGGCACAGCTGCGCCAGCCTGCAGCGGTTCTGGCTGATGGTGACGATCTGCTTTATGTCATCCGCAATGGCGAGTCACTCCACCAGGTGCGGGCCGTTCCCGGGCAGAACGCTGCAGGTTACGAGCTGCAGTTACCGGACGGTGGCGCAGAACTGACACCGGCGTCCCTGCAGTCGCTGGCTGAATTACCGATACTGGAGGGCGCGTTAAATGGCCTATGAAATCGTTTTTGACGTCACCGACTTTGAGCGCTCACTGGGCGAGCTCATCAGAAGCTTTGAGAATCGTGCGCCACTGATGCGAATGCTGGCCGGGATGATGGAGGACGCCGTCCAGGAGAACTTCGAACAACAGGGCCGACCTAAGTGGCTCGGATGGAGTCCACGTTATGCCAGGCGGCGGGGGCCAGGTCAGATACTGCAGCTATCTGGTCGGCTGGCTTCGAGCATCGCTCAGTACAGCGACAACGATATGGCGACCGTCGGGACCAATGTCATCTATGCCGGCATTCACCAGTCTGGCGGAAAGATTAGCATCCCGGCCCGCAGTCAGCAGGCGTACTATCGCCAGAACAAGGACGGTACCCTGAACAATCAGTTTGCCCGCAAGAGTAAAGCTAATTACGCAGAGTGGAATACCATCCCGGCATATGAGATTAAAATGCCTGCCCGCCCGTTTCTTTTTCTGGCCGAATCCGACGTCAGCGCTATGGAAGAAAAATCGGTGAATTATTTCAGCCAGATCTACCGGTAAAGCCTGAAAACCGAAAACGCGCTGTAACGCATCACAGGGCGTTATCTTGCTCGCCACCTCATGGAACTACCCTGACAGGGTGCTCAGGCGTTTTTAAAAGCGGTTTAAAAACGTTTAGCGCTATTGCCCTGCAGCGGGACAGAGTGACATGATGTAACGGCACTCTCTTCCTTTATATACCCACTGAAGCCCGTCAACTTATTACGCCGCTATATTCCCTGTACTGTCGGCGTCATGAAAACACATATCGCGTCACTCTCACAGGTTATCAGCGCTGCAAATCGCGGCGTGATCCAGCTGTTGCCGGCCGGTACCTTCCGTGCCGGCGACGGCCGCCCGGCAGAATGCCCGGATGGCTGGTTTATTGATGCCACGATCGCGGCATCATTAATCGCCGCCGCTGACGCCCGCCAGACTCCCTATGTCATCGACTACGAACACCAGACCCTGCGTTCAGCGAAGAACGGGCTACCCGCGCCGGCTTCGGGCTGGTTTAAAAAGCTGGAGTGGCGTGAAGGGGTTGGCCTGTTTGCCGTGGATGTTGAATGGACTGACGCCGCTGCTGCCGCTATCGATGCCGGTGAATATAAATTTATTTCCCCCGTTTTTCTTTACGACTCGACTGGTCTGGTCACCACGTTAATCAACGCGGCCCTGACCAATACGCCCGCCCTGGACGGCATGGATGAGGCAATGCTTGCCGCCGCTTCCCTCCTCGCCGCCACTTCAACTGAGGACACAACGATGGATGAATTGCTGGAACAGCTCCGCTGGTTCCTGGGTCTGCCGCTTTCGTCAACCGAAGCCGACATTCTCAACGAGCTGCAGAAGCTCATTAACAAAATTAAGGCTTCGGACAGTCAGGCTGCCGCTGGTCTTGCCTGGATTAACGGGCTTGAGGCCAGCGTCGCTGCGCTGACGTCTCAGGTTGAGAATCCGGATCCTGCTCTCTGGGTATCCGTGGATGTCATGAATCAGGCGATTGAACAGGCCCGGGCCTCAGGTGAGGAGCAGATTGCCCAGCTGACGCTGCAGCAGTCCACAGAGCTGATTCAGGCGGCCTTGTCTGATGGCCGTTTGTTGCCGGCGCAAAAAGGCTGGGCGGAGGCGCTGGCCAAATCCAGCCCCGACAAACTCCGCGATCATCTGAGCAAGCAATCGCGTATCGCCGCGCTCACCACCACGCAAACCGGTGGCCGTCCGCCGGCTGGCCTGCCATCCCGTACAGTCGACGCCGCGGATGATGAGCTGAATCCGGCCGTATTGAGTGTGATGGGCCTTAATCCGAACGATTTTATCGAGGGAAACAGCAATGTCTGATCGTAACACCCCATGGCGCAATGGTGAGCTTGTCGCCGCGCCTGTGGCTGCGGCCACAATGATTTATGGCGGGCATATGGTTGGCCTGAATGCCAGTGGCATGGCCGTTCCTGCCGCAGCCACCGCCTCCCTGACCATTTTCGGCGTTTCCGATGAGTACGCGGATAACACTGCCGGTGCGGCCGGGGCGACGTCGGTCATGGTTCGTCGCGGTAAAGCCTGGAAACTGGCCAACTTCTCCGGGGACGCTGTAACCCAGGCTGAAGTCGGTAAGACCTGCTATGTCGCGGACAGTATCACCGTCGCCAAAACCAGCAACACCAATGCGCGACCGGTGGCCGGTATCGTTATTGCCGTCGAGTCCGATGGCGTCTGGGTTGAAATTTAAGGAGAACAGCCGTGATTGTTAACAAGCAGAACCTGAAAACCATTTTTATCGGTCTTAAGAAGACCTTTCAAAATGCGTTTGATCAGACCCCTAACGACTGGCAGCAGATTGCCATGGTCGTGCCGTCCAGCACCAAGGAAGAGAACTACGCCTGGTTGTCGCGTTTCCCGAAAATGCGTGAATGGGTTGGCGAAAAAGTGGTGAAAGCCCTGGAAGGCTTCAGCTACACCATCCGTAACAAAGACTGGGAAGCGACCATTGAGGTCGATCGTAACGATATCGAAGACGACACAATGCTGGGTTATGCACAGCAGGCTCAGGGTGCTGGCCAGTCTGCCGCAGAACTGCCAGCCGATATTATCGGCCGGCTGCTGAGCGGTGGTTTCACCAACTTCTGTTATGACGGCCAGTATTTCTTCGATACGGATCACCCGGTCGGTAGTGGCGTGGCATCCAACAAAGGCACGAAAGCGCTGTCTGCAGCATCGTTCGCCACAGCCCAGGCATCTTACGGTGCAGCCCGTTCAGCGATGCGTGACTTCAAGGATGACGAAGGTGAAAACCTGCGTATCCGCCCGGGTCTGCTGGTTGTCCCGCCGGCGCTGGAAGATACCGCCAACTATCTGATGACCGCCGATCGTTTCCCGGATAACACACCAAACATCTACAAAGGGACAGCGAAAGTCCTGGTGTGGCCGGGGCTGGCTACCGATACCGAGTGGTATCTGTTTGACAACACCCAGCCGGTGAAACCGCTGGTCTATCAGGAGCGTAAAAAGCCGGTATTCGTCGAGCAGACCAATATGGACAGCGACGACGTCTTCCTGATGAAGAAGTACAAATTTGGTGCCGAGGCCCGCTCCAACGGCGGTTATGGCTTCTGGCAGATGGCTTTTGGTTCAACCGGGGTGGATGCATAAATGCCTGAAATTACGATTACTTCCAAGCGCGACGGTTTCCGTCGCTGCGGTGTGGCACACCGTGACGTGCCGGTAACCTGGCCTGATGGCAGTTTTACTGACGAGCAGATCGCCATCCTGCGTGCCGAGCCGGCGCTGGTTGTCCATCTCGGCGCGGTCAGCGGCGATGACGACAAACTAAAAATCGCTCAGGGACGGATTCAGGAGCTGGAGGCTGTCGTGCTGCAGCTCAATGACGACGCGGCTGGTCTGAAGAGTCAACTGGCTGAGGTGACCGCTGACCGCGATCGTCTGCAGGAAGCGCTGGCGGCCGCAGGCAGTGCATCCGTCTCAGAGGTGAAGGAAAACGCTGCTGACGATACCGCTGCCGCTGAGTCTTCGGCAAAAGCGAAAAAGTAAGCGGAGAAAGCTATGTACGCAACCCGGGACGATATGGTCAGGCAGTTTGGTGAAACGGAATGTATCGCGCTTTCCGATCGTGATTATACCGGTGAGATTAATGACGACGTGCTGAACGGTGGCCTTGAGCGGGCCGCCGCCACCATCGACAGTTATCTCGCTGGTCGTTATCCGGTGCCATGGACTGATACGCCCGGGATCCTGACGGGTAAGTGTTGCGATATCGCCCGGTACGAACTCACCGGTGCAGAGACGCAGAACACAGAGGAGATACGTCAACGTTATGAAGACGCAATCAGGTATCTGGAGCGTGTGGCTGATGGCCGCATCACGCTGGGCCGTCTCCCGGATGGTTCAGTCGCTCAGGGCGGGAGCGTTTCCCGCTTTTCCTCGAATGGCCGGGTTTTCGGGCGCAGTGAAACGGATGGGGGTGCATTTTGATTATCACGCAAATCGAATCCGCCATTATCGACAGGCTCACCCGGGGGCTCGGCAAACTGGTCCGCGAGGTGCATTCCTACAGTGGCGAACTCGATGGCGATCCTGCTGATGTCATTCGCCAGTTGCCAGGTGTCTGGGTCACCTTTGGCGGTATTCAGGGCTCAGAGCTGCTGAGTACTGCCGGTAATAAATGGCGTGACACCGGGAGATTCGTCGTCATTGCCGGAGCACGAAGCGTGCGCAGTGACGAGGCTACCCGTCACGGTGGCCCGGCATTCGGCGAGATTGGCACGTACCAGCTGGTCTATGCCATTCGCCGGCTGCTGGCCCGCCAGGACCTGGGATTACCGATTGATCATCTGATGCCTGGCAAGGTGCGCACCCTGTTTAACACACAGGTAAAAGCGGCGGCAATGTCTGTTTTTGCCTGCGAATTTGATACCCGCTTTGATTCGGAATCACTGGAGAACGGTCGCTTCCCGCTGGTTCCCGCCGACCTGCCATCCGGTCATCCTGACCTGATTTTTGGCGAATATGGCGGAGCGCACAGCCCGGATGACCCGGCCTGGCTGACCACTGATTTGCGGTATTTCCTGAACGGCCAGGAGCCGTTCGCTGCTGAGGATATTATTCATCATGAAAGTGAAAGCCCGTGAAGGGATCCGGGTACCGCGCGAGGATAACGCCCGCCGGTACATCGAGCAGGAACCGGTTGAGGTTCCTGAAAGCACCTACTATCTGCGGCGTCTGAATGAGGGCGACCTGGTGAAGGTGACAGATGCGACCGTTGATGTTACGGCCGCTGCAGCAACGACCGGCAAAGGAACCAAATAATGTCCAGCCCGAATATTTCTTTCGACAATATCCCGTCGAGCATCCGCAAACCGGGGCAGTATTTTGAGTTCAATACGAAACTTGCTGTCCGCACGTTGCCGGCGAATGCGCAAAAAGTGTTGATTGTCGCCCCGATGCTCGCCAGCGGCAGCCTTGATCCGCTTGTGGCCACCAGTGTATTCAGCGGCGATGAAGCCGCAGTGTACTTCGGTTACGGCTCCATTGCGCATCTGATGGTGGTAGCGGCCATCAATACTTATTCCTACCTCGATCTGACTGTTATCGGCGTCAGTGATGCCAGCGCCGGGGTTGCCGCTGCTGGTACGCTGACCATCACCGGGCCTGCCAGTTCGCAGGGTGTGGTCAGTCTGTGGATCGGCAAAACCCGCGTTGATGTGGCTGTCAGTGCGGCAGATACCGTAACTGAAATCGCTGCAGCAATGAAAACTGCGATCGATAATCAGCCGGAGCTGCCCGTTACTGCCGCAGTGTCTGCTGGTGTCCTGACCCTGACCGCGAAGAACAAAGGTGCGGCCGGCAACGATATCCGCCTGCGTGCGCAGACCACTGCATCCGGTACGACGACTGTCGTCGTTGGAATGGCCAGCGGGGCCACTGACCCGGATATCGCACCGGCGCTGGCGAACGTCGTGGCTGCAGGCCACAACATCATCGTCAGCCCGTACTGCACCCAGACCACGCTGACAGCACTGCGCACCCATCTGGACTTTGTTTCCGGGCCGATGGAGCAACGCGGCGCGGTGGGCGTCGCCGGCTGGCCGGGTACGCTTGCCGCCGGTACCACGCTGGCATCACAAATCAACAGCGGGCGGATTACGGTGGGCTGGCATAACGGTTCCGTTATGCTGCCGGCAGAAATTGCGGCGGCATATGGCGCACGTATTGCCAGTGAAGAAGACCCGGCCCGACCACTGAACACCCTGGCGCTCGCGCTGGATGTGACAGACCTCGCCAGCCGCCCGGGACGAACCGAGCAGGAAAACGCGCTGCATAACGGCCTGACTCCGTTTGAGGTGGGTTCCGGCGAGACGGTACAGATCGTCCGCGCTATCACGACCTATACCCGCAATGCCAGCGGCGTCGATGATGTGTCCCTGCTGGACCTGACGACCATCCGTACCCTGGATTACGTGCGTAAAGCCTGCCGCGAGCGAATTGCGCTGCGCTTCCCGCGTGAAAAGCTCTCTACGCGTACGCCTCCACTGGTCCGCAGCGAACTCTATGACGTGCTGCTGAAGCTGGAAGAGCTGGAAATCATTGAGGAAGTTGACGCCAATAAGGACGCGCTGATCGTCGAGCGTGACAGCCAGGATGTTAACCGCCTGAATGCCCGTATTCCGTCGGATGTGGTGAACGGTCTCCACGTCTTCGCCGGTCGCATCGATTTGCTTCTGTAAGGAGAGCATGTAAATGGCACTTGAAGAATACGTCGGCTCAATCGTCCTGTACGTGGACGGCCAGGAGATTGAGGTTACCGATATTCGTCCCCAGACGAACACCGGCCGCAAGCTGGTGAAAACCATGAACCGGACCGGCCGCGCCAAAGGCTATTCGAAAGGTATCGCAGAGCATTCATTGCAGATCACCGTCGTACTCCCGAAAAACGTCGCGCAGCCTGACTGGGATGAAATGGTCGGTGCGAAGCTGACTTTGATGGATATGGATGGCAACCCGCTGTACTCCTATCTGGACTGCTTTATCACCCAGACCGGCGAACAGTATGGCGTGGACAATGAAGCCCGCCGCGATCTCACCATTCAGTCACTGCGTAAGGTACAAGGTTAATGAAAGCATCAGGAGAGTTGTTATTTGGCGTTCCTTCCGGGGACGGCGCTGTTATCCACTATGACTACACAGTCATACTGCCGGTGATTCGTCATACCGTGAATGCGTTGCAGGCGACGATGGAAGCACTCGGCGAGACGACCAGTGCGGCGGCACATATGTACTATCGCGTTGCTGTCCTGGCGGAAGTGATTCAGTCTCTCGGGAGTCTCAGTGCCGATGAAATCACCGCTGAACTGCTACTGGACGGGCTGACTGATGATGATATGGATCTGCTTGATGCAGAGCTTGCCGGGCTCAAAAAAAAGCGGATGCGCACGCCGCCGGACTCAGTGGACTCCGGCGAGCCATCCTCGCCCTCGGACAGTACGGGATCAGAGAGGAGAGCGTCAGGGGAATGACGCCAGGCGAGTTACAGTCCTGGCTTGACGATCTGGCACGACTGCAGGGGAAAAAACCTGCAGGCCGTGCGCCTCATATCAAATCCCGCAGGGCCTCCAGGAAAAAGGGGAAACGGTAAATGCGTGACTTAAAGCTTGCCATGACCCTGCTTGCGCGGGATCAGGGTTCTAAAGCCTTACGGCAGGCGCTGACAGATATCCAACGCCAGACGAATGCCAACAAGAAAGCCGAAGATGATGCCTCTCGTGCCCGGGAGCAATCCTCCCGTGAAGGCATTCGTGCATCACGCTCCCTCCAGCAGGAATATCAGCGGGCGGCCAGTGCCCGTTCCACGTTGGGGATCCGTTCTGAAAAAGATATTCAGCGTGAAATCATGCAGACGCAGGCTGCTTATAACCGCCTGCTGCGCTCCGGTACCATGAGTGCTAATGAACAGACTCGCGCATTCAGGGCAATGACCAGCCAGGTTGCACAGCTACGCACCGAACTAAATGGCGCGGGTCAGTCTATGTCGCGTATGGAGCGTATGCGTAACTGGGGTGGTAACGCGACTGCGATTGCGGGAGGCGTGACGGCTGCGGCCGCAGTGCTGCGTGAGCCCGTTCGTAACCAGATGGGTTATGAACAGCGTCTGGCCATGATGGCCAATACGGCATTTGCTGATGAAGGCATTGCAGGTCGACGCTCAGGCATGCAATCAATGGACCAACTGATTCGCCGGGCTGTATCCGTTGGTGGCGGTAATAAAGATAGCGCTGCCGGGACTCTCGATGCACTTCTGGCATCAGGTACAGTCGATTTTAAATCAGCAGAGCAACTGTTACCTATGCTTCAAAAATACTCGACAGCGACAGGAGCTGATTCTCAGGATCTGGCGATGATTGCCATACGCCTGAAGCAAACCTTTGGTGTGAAAAATGAAGACATACCAAAAGCACTGAATATGGCAATCAAAGCAGGTCAGGCGGGCTCTTTTGAGTTGGCTGATATGGCTAAATATCTACCCGAGCAGTTAGCTAATGCCGGTAATGCGGGTATGAAGGGTCTTGATGATTTTGCAACATTGCTCGGGTTAAACCAGGCTGCTGCAATCACTGCAGGCAGCAGCAGCCAAGCTGGTAATAATGTTACACAGTTCCTTGCTAAGATAACCAGCAGGGATGCAGCGACAGCAGCTGAGCGTATTAAATACAACGGAAAAGGGATTGACCTTCCCGGTTCTCTTGTAAATGCGCAAGGTAAAGGAATGAACTCCATTGATGCTTTTAGTGCAATCGTGGATAAAATCGTTGCGAGTAACCCCGAGTATAGCAAGCTCGAAAAAAGGCTGGCTAATTCCACCGATAGTGCTGACCGACAAAGGATTATGGCATCCCAAGCAAAAATCCTTGAGGGTTCATCTGTAGGACAAATCATTGCAGATCAGCAAGCATTGATGGCATTGGTTGCATACCGTTCTAATCGAAAATATGCATATGAGGTCCGGGATAGTGCCAATGTGCAGAGAACCCTCGCCGATGGAGCGACGGCGGGTGACCTGAACTATGAATTAATGTCTAGCACGGCCGGTTTTAAAACTAATCAGTTAGGCAACCAATCCGACTTTGCACAGATGGATGCCATCAAACCTCTTTCAGAAGTGCTTGGCACGTTGTCAAAAAACCTCACTGACTATGCAGCTGAATACCCAGGGTTGACCACTGCCGTCGCGGGGGCAACAACAGGCATCAAAGCACTGGCTGCAGCAGCTGCAGCCATAGCCGGTATCCGCTTTCTTACCGGTGGCGGCTTCCCCGGCATGGGTAGAAAAGGTGGTAACGGCGGTGGTTCTTTCAGCCCAGCAGATCTCCTTACCGGCGGAGGAACGTCAGGGGCCGGAGTGGTGCCGGTCTACGTAACCAACTGGAAAGATATTGGCGGCGATGACAAGAGTGGCGTAATGGATTCCCTTAAGGATATTCCCGGAGCCGTTGGAAAATTCGCAACCTACTTCACTGCTGCAGCTGCTATTAAAGGGTCTCTGGATGAACAGATGGATGAGATTAATAAAGAATCACAAGAAAAAGGAATTTCTCCTGGAGAATTGCTTAAGCAAAAGCTGGATGAGAAAAAGGTACCTCTTTTTGACTGGGATTTTAGTTCCTGGTGGTCATCCCCTCAGAATATTCGCGTGCCTGAATCGGCCAATGGCTATCCCGTTCCCGGTTTTGCTCAGGCTCCGGCTCAGCATCTACCCATTAACATCACCACCCAGCTGCAGGTAGATGGTCGGGTACTGGCTGAGGTTGTGAACGAGGCTAACAGCCAGTCAGCCGCCCGTGGCCCACAGGGAGGACCGCACTGATGGCATGGGAAACAGATCTGCAGGACGCCAGCTTCCGGGGCGTCGCCTTCGATATCATCACCACGCGTGACAGCGTGCAGCGTGATATCGCCCAGCATGAATACCCGTATCGCAACGGGGCCAATATTGACGACCTCGGCGGTAAACCACGCAGCCTGCAGTGTCAGGCGGTCTTCTTTGGCGACGACTATGAAAGCCGGCTGCAGGCGTTCATTGCCGCACTGGACGTGCGCGGCTCGGGCGAGCTTATTCATCCTGTGTTTGGCTCCATGCCGGATATGCTGTGCTATGTCTATCAGGTAAACCACGACGCGGAGACGCCTGACTACTGTACTGTTGATCTGCAGTTCCTGCAGTCAGGTCTGGATGTGAAGTTCTTCGTACGCGAATGGCCACTCAGTCAGGCAGATGCCATTTTCAACCAGGCCCAGGAAATCCTCGACAGTACCGCCACGTTACTGGATAACGCCATGAAGCCGCTACGAACGGCGCGGCAGTATCTGGCCCGGTCCAAAGCGCTGGGCGTGACGGCGCTGAATATGATTGCTGTTCTGCGCGGCGATATCACCGGGTTTATCAGCAGCACCACCGATTTTGTTAACTTCCCGTCGGCCTTTATGAACGATATTCAGTCGGCTCTTAGCCTGCAGAGCTCAGCGGCGATGAGCTCTATCAGCAGCGACTCTGCCGTCTATGCGTCAGCGCCGGCCGTGGTCATCGCGGACTGGGCGGCGGTAAAAACACAGGCCGATGAAGTGGCCGCACTGCCAGCGGGTCTGGTCACTGGCGATGTAACCGTATCAGTCGAAATGCCGGCAAACGTAACCGCCACCGATATCCGTGAGCTGATTGCCATGACACAGCTGGCGGTCGCCCTTGAGTTATCGCAGCAGGCGGCTGACCTTCTGAGCGATGAGACCGTCACCGCTGCGTTAAGCCCCGATGATATCAGTCTGATCACCGGTGATGCCCGCCAGGCGGTACAGAACGCCATCGACAGCGTGCGCAATACCTGGGCGGCGGAGATGGAGACCGTCAGCAGTTCAGAGACGTCGATCGCCCTGCAGTATCAGCCGGTGATTGATGGCCTGCGCGATACTGCGCTGTCCCTGCAGTCGATGGCTGTGGCCCTGATTAATGCCCGGCCGCCGATGATTCAGCGCACCGTGGCCAGCGCCACGAACCTGCACCTGCTGGCGCACCTGTGGTACGGCGACTACACCCGCGCCGGCGAGCTGAAGCTCCTGAATCCGTCCCTCCGGGACCCTAACAACATCATCCCGGGAGACGTGCTGAATGGCTACGCAGAATAAACTGGCAGCGCAGGATATCGACCTCGACAAGGTCTCTGTGATCGTCGGTGGTAAGGTGCATTCCGACTGGTCCGGCTACGGTATCGACAGCGACTTTCTTATCCCCGCCGATGCCTGGTCGATGCGTCTCGGTCTGCCCGATGGAATCTTTCCAGAAGGTGTGGCGCGGGGCGTCCCGGTTCAGGTCCGCATCGGGCCGGATGTGGTGATGACCGGGCGTATTGACCGGGTTTCCCGTACCGTCAGCCGGGATCAGGTTTCGCTTTCTGTCACGGGCCGTGATGGTGCGGCCATTCTGGTGGATTGCGCATCCCCTTTGCTGACCAGCCGTCAGGCCAGCCTCGAGGAAGTCATTGCCCAGGTCGTTAGGCCGCTGGGTATCAAAAATATCGAGCTGCACGCCGAGAGCTCGATCCGCAATGACAAAATCACCACCGAACCGGGTGAGCGGGCATGGGATATCCTGCTGAGGGCCTGTGCGGGCCGTGGTCTCTGGCCATGGTTCCGGCCTGACGGTACGCTGGTTATCGGTGGGCCAGACTACACCACTGCGCCGGTGGCCACGCTGATAATGCGCCGCTCCGGCGAGGGCAATAATATCCTCAGCCTTACCGATGAAAGCAGCATGGAGCGCAGCTTTTCCCGTCTGACAGTACTGGCGCAGGGCCATGCACATTCGACAAATAAAAAGAAAGAGCTGGGAATTATTGATGTCACCAGCCCGACCACTTTTTCTGTGACCGAAGATGCGGATACGTCTGAAACCGAGCTGGATACCGGGCTAGCCGAGACCGGCCAGCATGGTCTGCAGTTTACCGTTGAGGATCCGACCGTCACCTATTACCGGCCGCAGGTCATTGTCATGCATGATGCAGATGACCTTGAGCAGGTGCGTTACCGTGCCCGCAAGATGATGGCTGATGCCCGGCTGGAGGGGTACAGCCTGATTGCCAGGGTTCAGGGACACCGAACCAGTGACGGTGTGCTGTGGGAGCCCGGGCAGCGCATCCACGTCATCAGCGAACCACACGGTATCGATGCCATCTATTTTCTTATAGGCCGGGAGTTTACCGGTGGGCGCCCGGGCGGCGCGGTGACTACGCTGCGGCTGAAAGAAGATGGTGTCTGGATACCCGATGCGTGGCCGAAGAAGAAAAAGGCCCGCAAGGGGCGTAAAAAGAAAAAACAGGAACTGGGGATAGTCGATGTGGAACCAGGTTGATTTACGTATCCGCTCTGCGCTGCGGGGTATTCGCCTTGCTTTCCGGGGACGTTTAACCCGCGTTAAAAGCGATTTAACCATCCAGCAGGTGCAGCTTAAAGGGCTGGCCGGCGAGCAGCTGCAGGACGCCGAACTGTTCCAGCACTTCGGGTTTACCAGTTGCCCGCCTGCCGGCACTCAGTGTATCGTGCTTCCCATCGGTGGCCAGACCTCGCATGCCATCATCATCGCCACCGAGAACGGTGCATACCGTCTGCAGGTGGCCAGCGGTGAAGTGGCCATCTACTCTGATGAAGGTGCTTTTGTGCATATCAAAAAGGGCCGAATCGTCGAAGTGGATTGTGATGAGTACCTTGTTAAAACCAAAAAATACACCGTTGAAACTGAGGATTATGGCGTTACGGCGTCAGCCGGTGCGACCTTTGAGACGCCATTACTGAAAGCCAGCGACCAGCTATCCGACGGTAAATCGACGCTCGATGAGATGCGCGAGACCTATGATAACCATGACCACGATCATGGCGGTGATGCCGGCATCACGGATAAACCGAACCAGCAAATGTAACCCCCACCAGACCCACTGAAGCCCTTCAACTTATTCATACCAGTCCACTCTGTCATCATGGCAGCGTGGACAGACTATTAGACCCGACAACCGGCGACTACGCCGGCACGAGTACCAGCACTCTGGCAAACGCAGTGTATCTGCGTCTGACCATCCCGCTCGGCTCATGGTGGGCGCAGCCGGATGTTGGTTCAAAGCTTCATCTTCTGAGGAGAGAGAAAGATGTAACCCGCGTACATAAACTCGCTCGCCAGTATGCCGAAGAGGCGCTGGCACCGCTGACGGCTGATACTGATGGCCGGGCAAAAAGCATCACAGTAGAAACCTTTCAGGGGGAGCCGGGCTGGCTCCTTTTATTGATCTCCGTTATTCAGGCCGATGGTATTACCGTCCCCTTTAAGCATTTTGTGAGGGTTATTTAATGCCGTTTATCACGCCGACGTTTGAAGATATCCGCAGCGATATTCTGCGCGATATTAAAAACCTGAATACAGACGCAGATATCGGCGTTGACAGCGACTTATATATCCGCGCCAGCGCAGTCGCCAGCGTGGCCACCGGTATTTATCAGTATCAGGGCTGGATAGTTCGCCAGATATTTGCCGACACTGCCGATACCGAGTTTCTCGAATGGCATGCCCGTACGCGCGGCCTGTATCGTAAGTCGGCCACCACGGCCAGCGGCACCCTTACGGTCACCGGCGAACCCGGCGCGACGGCAGCGGCCGGCTACAGTGTGACGCGCGGTAGCCTGACATATACCACCACGGCCGCAGTGACGCTTGATAGTGACGGTAACGGCACGGTAGCTGCAAGCTATTCCACTGCCGGCGCTGCTGGTAATACCACAGCTATAACAACAGGCACGTTTACCAGCACGCCGACAGGGTTCGACAGTGCCGTTATTATCGGGATTATGTCCGGGGGGACTGACCAGGAATCGGATACTGAGCTGCTGGACCGTCTGCTTGACATTATTCGTCGCGCACCAGCCGGCGGGAATAAGTACGACTACCGCCGGTGGGCGATGTCCGTGGATGGCGTCACGGCTGCTTATGTTTATCCTCTGCGGCGCGGGCTGGGTACTGTTGACGTGGTCATTACCTCGGCCGACGGCTTACCTTCAGCCGAAATTATTGCCGCCACGCAGGCATATATTGACGATGTACGTCCGGTAACAGCGAAGAACTGTCTGGTACTGGGGCCGACGATTAAAACGATAGACCTCGTTATTCAGGTTTCGCTTGATGGTGTGACAATTGATGTGGCACGTGAAAATATTATTTCCACGCTGACCGACTATATCAATAAATTACCGCCGGGTGAGCCCTTTATTCGCTCACAGGCCGAGATGCTGATTTCAATTGTGACCGGCGTCGTTGACCGGGTCATCGTCTCGCCGACGTCGAACGTATTTCCTGACGTCAGTGAAACCGTCGTTGAATGGATCCGTGTCGGCAGCATCGAGGTATCGCAGCTATGAGCAACGCGAAGAACCTCTTATCCCTGTTACTGCCACCGGTTGCCTACGATACGCAACAACCAGCTTTATCTGCTGAGCTATCGGCAGAGGGTAATGCATTCGATGCAACGGATGAATCAGCAAATAATGCACTGAACGCTGTTGCCCCCTTTTTTGCTGATAACCTGCTGACAGACTGGGAGCGTGTTTTAGACGTCACACCTAATGAGGATGACGGGTATCAGCAGCGTCTCGATCGCGTCTTGATTAAGCTGTCAGAAATTGGTGGTTTAAGTATTCCGTATTTTATCACTATGGCCAGCAGGATTGGCTACACCATCACCATTGATGAATTACAACCCTTCAGGGTCGGTTCCAGTCGTTGCGGTGATACGCTCTATATCGACGATATTATTTTTACGTGGCGGGTAAACGTCTATGGGTTAGAAGTTCCTCTTTATTATTTCCGCTCGGGGACTTCCCGCGTTGGCGAACGGCTCATGACACTGGGCGATAAAGTTCTTGAAACGACATTCAATGAATTAAAACCCGCACATACCCTTTGTTATTTCCTCTACGAATCTGAAATGACCTGGCCGCTTTATCTGGACGGTTCATTTGCGCTGGATGGCGAACAGCCAATGACCGGCTACGTAGAAAAAACCACCAATTAACGGAGTATTTTATGCAAAGCCTGATGCCTCCGGTTGATGCACCAAATAATGAGTTCAGCGACGGTAACCCCTCGCTGGGGACGTTAGGAACCATTGTCAGGGCGCTTTTCCTGAATAATGTGCAGGATGCCATCCGGTCTGTACAACGTGAATTATTGTCAATTCTTGCCGCTGCAAATATCAACCCTGATGGTGACAGTAATAACCAGGTATTGCAGGCCATCAATAAAATCATGGTGGATTCAAATATGTCGGTACCTTACGGCATACCGCTGCCATGGCCAACCAGTACGCCACCGACGGGATATTTAATCTGCAACGGTGCGTCATTCAGCGCGGCGACCTATCCGAATCTGGCAGCGGTTTATACTGGCGGCTCATTACCTGATTTACGTGGCCAGACAATCAAAGGGTTACCGGCCTCTGGCCGTGCGCTGCTAAGTCTTGAGGCTGATGGAAATAAATCTCATACGCATAACGCATCTGCATCGGCTACTGATTTAGGAACCAAAACCACCAGCAATAACGGTGACCATAGTCACTCCTGGGGTTCTGGTATGCAGAAACAAGGGGGTAGCGATCAGGAAGTGGGTAGCAATAGTGGCGATGGTTTCGGGACAACGTCAACAGCTGGTGCGCATACACATGATGTTGTTTTGGGATCGCACTCTCACACGATTACTGTCGATGCGTCTGGTAATTCAGAAACCACGGTTAAAAACATGGCATTTCATTATATTGTGAGGGCGGCGTAATGTCTGACGATATTAAAGCAGTATTTGATAGCAATCTGATTGCAACACAGGCAGGTACCGTTCAGGTATTCCATTTTGATATGAATTCCCGTGAGTTTATTGGTACTGAAGAAGTTTATATTCATATCGGTGTCGGCCTTCCTGCATTTTCATGCATGGAAGAACCACCGGTACAGAGTGAATATCAGGTTGCTATTCGTTCCGAAAATAATTCGTCCTGGTCTGTTACCGATGATTATCGCGGTATCACCGTCTATGATATTCAGACTCTGGCCAGCCACGTTATTAACGAACCCGGCCCCATACCCGATACTGTAACGATTTCTTCACCATCAACCCCTTACGACAAATGGGACGGTTCTGCCTGGGTGACAGATGCAGATGCTCAGCACACGGCAGCTGTCGCTGACGCTGATAAAACAAAGTCGGACCGCATGGCAATAGCTACCGCTGAAATTACGGTGTTACAGGACGCTGTTAATCTGAATCTGGCAACAGAATCTGAATTAAAAAAATTAACAGCACTGCAAACGTATCGCGTGTTACTTAATCGTGTGGATACCTCTGCAGCACCTGATATCAAGTGGCCGGCGATTGTTAATATGTCGGAGGTTGATAATGGCTAACTTATCCGAAACTCCATCATGGGAATCAGGCGTACTTCAGCTTGAAGAAGCCGACCGGGCGAAAGCTGGTGCGGGCGGAGTATTAAACATACCGGCAAGTCAACTGGCAAATCGCACGCGATATCTGAAAGAACAACTTGAGGCTTACAACGGGCTGTTAAAATCAGGTGAGCTACCTTTTACCGATAAGCCCGCCGCACAGGAATATATTGATGCGGGGAAAATCCCCGAGGGAAGCATTTTTTCCATACGCTCTGATAACCCGGATTACTGGGTTGACGAATATAAAAATCAGGGAGGGGTTCCGGTAGCAACGGGTAAACACCTGCTTTCAGAAGCATCAATTACCGCCAGAATTAACACTGATGAAAACGGCAATATAGCATTCCATAAAGACGAAGATGGATTAAGTCTGTTAGCGGTTGATGATGCCGGTGGGCTTTATGTCGTCGGAGTGAACGGAACTATTCAGGATCGACTGAACATTCTGCAAAAAAACACGTCACCGGCAATTCTCCGCCTGACCGATGCCGAAAATGCGGCCTTTGCTTCAGTGGATGAATATGGGCATTTACGCCTGCCGGGGATGCCTGAAAGCATTCAGGAAAGTCTTGGCATGCTGAAAAAACGTATGGAGGAGTACCGTAAGCGCCGCATGATTCTGGATGCGCGGGATTGTGGCTTCAATACGAAAACAGGCCAGGATGCTCATCGTCCTCTGCAACGGGGTTACAACTGGTTGTCGGCGAACGGCGGCGGATTTTTATATGCGCCACCCGCTTACTACAAGATGCCTATCCCGGTGATCCCCAAGTCTGGCGTTTCGCTTGTCGGAGGCGGGCAGGAAGGCACAATATTTTTACCTATGGGATACCTGCCTGCGTTTCAGTATCGGGGGAAACCAACCGAGGCATCGCCGGAAGTTTACGTCGAAAATATCCAGTTCTGTGATTTTACCGTTGACGGTGAAAACCAGCAGCTACACCCGGAGCGCGGTTATATCCCGGATATCAAGGGCATCTTCCTGCAATATTACCGCAATGCCGTCTTTGATCGCCTGACTGTCAGAAATACCGGGGCGACCGGTTTCGGTGTGGATATGCCTGACAGGGTTTTCGTCGCGAATTTCCTGGTTGAAAACTGCGGCAGGCTGGCACAGGTCGGCGACCTCGGTGCGTCGGGGTTCGGCCTGGGTACCAGCTTCCTGAGCAGCGAGCCGATTTTCTTGTCAAAAATCGTGGGGCGCGGGAATAAGAATTACGGCATCTTCTTTGAGCCACAGCGCGGCGTCGGTACTGCGCAGGATGCAATTGTTTCCATAGCGACATTCTCCGGAAACTATGCGGGCATGGCGGATTGCGGTATTGAGGGGCTGATTGCCTCTGACGTCAATCTGCGCGGGAACCAGTACGGATTTATGGCGGATACCGGCACTAACAACGGCGGACGCCCAGGGCATCGCGGGAAGCTGACCAACTTTATTATCAAAGGCAATGCTAAACACGGCATGCATTTTGTATCCGCTAAAGATGAAAATTTGATTGGTCAATACTCCATTATTGGGGCGCATATTTTCGAAAACGGTGAGGATGGTGTCAACTTCAAATATCCCAATAACCGGGCAAACTCCGGGGTACGTTTTTCAGTTTGCGAGTTTAATGATAACGGACGTCATGGTGTTAACTTTGAGTCTGGCCCGGTAGTTAATGCTCGTATCACAAACTGCGACTTCTGGAATAACGGGAAACTCATGCCTGGTAACGCAATAAACAGCAGTGCGAGCGTGAAGAAAAGCCGTTTCTCGATGAATACCTTTTACGACTTACAGTCGGCACCCACGCAGCAATACCCCGTATCTATCAGCGGGGATATGGAGGATGTCGATATCTCCTTCAACCACGGCGCAGGCAATGTGCATAATTCACTCAACCTGACCGGGAATAAAACCCGCGTCACCACGCTTTCAAATCCGGGGATTGAATAATGGCCACGAATCTTCAGGGCAACATGAAATATAAAGGGCGTTTAAGTCAGCTCCCGTCTGCTAACGCGCCTCTGCCGGAAGGCGCTAACCTGTTTTCAGACTTTGCGGGTGGGCGTCATGTAATCAAACATGCCAGTGGTAACGTTCTTCGCTCAACTCAACTGGCGGATATTCTCTCATTCTCGCGAGCAAGTACCGCGACGCGGGTAGCTGAAAGCGGCCTGCTGGAATACCTCCAGGCGAATGAGCCTGCTATTGATTATCACCCCCTGTCCGGGGAGTGTCTGGGCTTGCGGGCTGAGCGTAGTACGTGGAATCGCCTGGCATGGAGCCAGGACTTTACTAAAACTGCTACCTGGGCTGCTTCTGGTGTTGTGCTCACACCTGGGGCCGCTGTTGCACCGGACGGTAACCTTACAGCAACCAAGATGATTGAGGCCACCGATACCGCAGCAGCAGTACGAAAACTGGCAGCAACGACAACAGCTGAGGGGACTAAAAGTAATCCCTTCGCCTTTAGCATTTTTGCGAAAGCGAATACCGCTAACGTGCTCCAGCTTTCAGCTGTAGGCGCATTCCCTGAGCCGACCTTTGTTAACTTTGACCTGAAAAACGGCAGGCTCGGCAAAACTTCGACGGGCTCAACCACGCGGGGGTTGTTACAGGCATCAATCGAACCGTTCCGCAACGGCTGGTACCGCTGCTCGATCGTCATCATCCCGTACAGTGCAATGAACCCGAAATTTACGCTGGCGTTAACGGACAGCGACAGCAGTGCAGACGCGATGCCGTCATACCTCCCGGCGACACCTAAATCGGTGTTTATCTGGGGGGCGCAGGCTGAGTTTTCAGACGGGACGTCATCTTACATTCCAACCAGCGGCGCAGAAGTGCAGCGGGCGAGTGATATCTGCACCACACCGACAGTGGCCTCGTTTGTATCTTCGGGCGCGGGTACCGTCCTGGTGTCAGTTGTACAGCCTCACAGCGTCATGGCTTTGACCGATACGTATGGCTCACTCTCTTGCGCCGCTGTCATTGATAATTCCGCTATTGGGCCGCATGTGCGCTTTGCATTCCGCAACACTAACGTTGATGGTAATTATGGTGCGGTACTCGGTGTGGTTCCTGACAAGACAGGTACCGCACAGAATCTTGAGATCCCCTCCATGGCTCCGGTGCCAGATAGCGAGCAGTCGTGCATTTTTTCTTTCGACGCTACAGAGCTGAAAACAAAGCTGTTTGACGGGTATAACTGGTATGAGCGCAGTTTGACAGCAGCGCCGCCAGCCCTGAATCGTCTGTGCATCGGCCGGGGATATCTGGATTCCAGCAACTATCTGAAGGGGTATATCAAAAAAATAGTTTACTGGCCAACCGCCCTGACTGAATCAGAAATGGAAAGTTATCTTTCACACATTTAAATCATTTCGATTATTTTTGCACTATGCAATTGCACGGTTATGGTCCGTGCAATTTTTTTTGATTTTTGGTGCGAAAAAAATCGCCGCGCTACATAAACGGGATGGCTTCACAGTTGCTTCCCCATTTAGATATGATGCAACCGCTGCGGAGTGAGGCGCGTGATCTGCTGATCAATAAAATCCGCCACTACATTGGTAACCGTTACCGTCTGCACCACCGCCTGCTACGCAACCGCCGTAGCAACCCCGCCATTAGTGTCCTGATGCCTGGCTTGTCCGGCCTATCACTAAAAAAATATGCCACGACGAACGCCAGCAACGACATGATGATCGCCTGGCGCGAATCGGCAATAATGATGCACCCACAAGACCCCACGTTGGCGGCAATTTATCAGTTACTGTTTGAAGCCGCTATCGCTACGCCGGAGCTACTGGCCCGGCTTGCAAACTATCGCTTACAGCAGGAGTCACTTGGTGCCGCGCAGGGCTTTCTCTATAGTGATTCACAGCTCGCGCTGTTGCAGCATCCGCTGTTTGATGGCGAGAAGGAGATCCTGCTTGAGCTGATAGACCGCTGCAAAATGGAGTGTGACAGCAAGCGCCAGCGCTTAATTGATGTATTGGAAAAACTTCTGGATAGTAACGTCAGAGAACTCCCTTATATTGTTGTGTTCTGTGACCAGCCATGGGTAGCCGACCAGGTATTTACCGACCTGATGATACCATTTATTGGCAAAATCCAGCGCCATAACCCCGACAAAGAAGTGCGCTTTGGCAAGGGAAGCAAATGCCAGATCTTAGTGTGCGATCGCCGGGCTGAAGAAGGTGTCAATCTGCACGGCGGGCGCAAGATTGCGCTGCATTACGACTTGTTGCTGTCGCCTAACCGTATGGAACAGCGTCTTGGCCGCTTGAATCGCTACTGCGCGACTGAGAGTGCGACTACTATCCTCAGCATGGCGCTGGTGAGTGAAGCAGAGGGTCTGCAAAATCAGTGGCTGACTATTCTCAATGAAGTGTTCGATGTCTTCGAAGAGTCGATTGCAAGCCTACAATACTTGATTGATGAGGAATTACAGCAGCTTATTTCCAATCTTTACCCGCTGGGTGAAGAGAGCATGATGCAACTCAGTGCGCGTCTGGCTGGTGAAGATGGCCGCCTTACGGTGGAAAAGCAGCGCATCGAAATGCAGGAAGTCCTGCTACAAATTGATGGCGATATCATCGAAGCCAGAGAGTATGCCGATGCATTGGCGGATATAGATGAGAATGAAGAGGAATTCCGCCGCTGCGCTCGTAATCTGATAGGTAATGTACTGAAATTCGATTTTATTCCAGATGAGAAAGATCCAACGATATTCCGCTATCGCTTCAACCCCGGTGATAGAGGGACGGGCACCTTAGTCAGCCCACAGCGCCTACAAAAACACTGCCTGCTGGGCTTCGATCTTAACCAATCTAGCGGAAGTTCGCCCATGACTTGGCCGCTTAGCTACTACCGGGCTGATACCTCTCAGGGTAAAATCCGCCCGGCTCGCTTGGGTGAACCTTTCCATGATGCCATCCTACAAATGCTGGATTTTGAAGAACGCGGTGTTGCTAGCGCGATTATCCGCATCACACCAGGCATGGGCGATGAAAATATTTTTTTCCGCTACGATTTTCTGATTGAAGCTGATGTCAATACACCAGCACTGCAACGACTGGCCGACCATCTGATGCCTCCTGAAACCATTACCCTGTGGCTGGACCAGGCCGGCGAGCTGGTCACCAACGCAGAGGTGTTGATGATACTTAATGAAGACTATAAACCGAAGGATAAGGGCGGACGCCACCTAAATCTCAATGAGGAACGCTGGGCGCAGATTTCCCATTGCATCAGCGCTAAAGATTGGCGCACCTGGTGTAACGATAGCTATAACATAGCCCAGCGACTGGCGGTGGAACAGTTCGCCACACAACAGGCTGTAAGCCTGAACCGACTGGAACATTATCTAAGCAGCGCCGCGCTGCATCATGCTAACCGGCAGGAGACGGGGCAGACGCTGCGCCAGGGTATTGCACAGCCGAAAATGACCTGCCTGGCGACGCGTGCCTTAATCATTGCATCAGAAGCTATATTGAATGAGGACTCATAA